ATTAGCTGGTAACGCGCCAGGGCAGCCAAACGCACCACACGCAAACCGAGCGCCAAGGGCAAGGCGGCGAAAGCCGCCAAGCCCGCGGAGCCGGATCGCTTCACCGAAGACGGGCGCAAAATCGTCCGCCTCGAGAAAACCCGCGCGCACCAAAAGTATCCGTTGAAAGACGGCACCGAAGTCCCCGGCGCCAGCACCATCGCCAAGATCGGCGAGGACAGCAGCGGCCTAATCCACTGGGCGTGGAAGCTCGGCATGGAAGGCCAGGACTACCGCAAAGTCCGCGACAAGGCGGCCGACATCGGCACCATCGCGCACTTCCTCATTGAGTGCTTCCTGCACAACCACGTTGCCGACCTCTCTGAGTTCAGCCCCGCGGACGTTGAGAAGGCCACCATCGCCTTCAACAACTTCAAGCGCTGGTGGGACGACGAAGGTCTCACCGTCATCGAGCCGGAAGTGCAGTTGGTCTCCGAGGAATACCTCTTCGGCGGCACCATCGACGCCCCAAGCCGCGACCGCGACGGCAAGATCGTCCTCCTCGACTGGAAGACGAGCAAGGCCATCGTTGGCGCCCACAAAATTCAGTTGGCCGGCTACGAGCAGCTCTGGAACGAAAACCGCCCGGACATGAAAGTCCAGCGCCGCGGCATCGTCCGCATCGGCAAGGAATCCCCAGACGACTTTGAAGTCGCCTGGATGTTCAGCGCCGAGCCGTTCTGGAGGGTTTTCCAAGCCCGCCTTGCGCTCCACTACGCGCAGTTGCAGCTCAAAAAAGCCGCCTAATGCCCCGCCGCACCCGCCGCTTCGTCGTCCGCGAACAGACCTTCGGTCTGACTGTGGAGTTCTATTGCGGAACTCCGCAGGCGGCGGCGATCCGGCGGTGCGTGGCCATCCTGCAGCTCGACCCAAAAGACCCTGAGAACCAGCCCGACGACTCGGACGCCGCTTGGGCTATGTGCTGCGGCAGTCAAGCGGTCGTTTGGATTGAAGACGCCGACGACACCGGCTCGCTCGTCCATGAGCTGTACCACGTTGTCTCTGACTTCCTCAAACACATCACCTCGAGCGACGAGGAGACCGGCGCTTACCTCATCCAATACCTCTTCCGAGAAGCCACCAAGAAAAACAAACCATGAAAAAAGGACTCTACGCCAACATCCACGCCAAAAAAGCCCGCATCGCCGCCGGCAGCGGTGAACGCATGCGCAAACCCGGATCGGCCGGAGCGCCCACCGCCAAAGCCTTCCGCCAAGCCGCCAAGACGGCCAAAGCGCGCCGATGAGCGACACCCCAGAAACCGACAATTTCGCCCGCGGCAACCACGTTGTGCCGACTGAGTTTGCGCAGGACTTGGAGCGCCGGCTTAAAAGCGAGCAAGACGAATTGTTTAAGATTCACAGAATCAATGAGCGCCTAATGACCGAGTGCGACCAGTATCACTACGAGCGTGATGTTGCCGTAGAGGCGCTGCATAAGTGCTATGCAGCAACTGGCGAGGAAGCTGGTGATATAGGCGACTTCATTGCGCTTGTTGACCGTGAAAAACATACAGTCAAGGCCGTGCGTGAAATGCGCAAGCAGTTTGACTGGCTGCAGGATGAGCATGATGAACAACTGGAGCGCAACGCCGAGCTTGCTGAGGGTTGGCTAGATTGGCGCGAGTGCGCAAAATCGCTTTACGAGGCAATGGAAGCCGCAATTAGCAGCGGCGATTGGAAGGTTGACGGCGCATGCGACCCAGACATTGCCATGGCCCGCTTCCGGCGCCTTGTGGGAGTCGCAGAATGACCAGCGCCATCCTCATCGCCTTTGTCGGCCTCGCCTACTTCGCCGTGGCCATCGACCAATTTTGCATACAGCACAACTTCTGGAACGGTGTGGTCTGGTTTGGCTACGCCGTGGCGCAGATCGGCTTGTGGCACATCACCGTGCAGCCATGACTTTATGAAAACCGCTAGACACACACTTGAAACCGCCGCCAGCGCCGTCTGCGGCGACCGCAACGACAGCTACGGCTCGCCAGCCGACGATTTTAGCGCGCAAGCCGCCATGTTTAGCGCCTATCTTTCTCGCACCAACGGCCAGCTCGTCTCCGTGACCGCCAGCGACATCGCCGCGCTCATGTGTTTGGTCAAAATTGCGCGCCAAGCGCATTGCCCAAAGCCCGACAACTGGATTGACCTTGCTGGATACGCTGCTTGTGGCGCGGAGTGCGATGCCGTAGCGGGCGACAAGTTGATGGATGCACTTCTTTCCCGAGACATCGCGACTAATGACTAAAGCTCGCGACATGTACGACCTCACGGCCCATCCCACGGACACGCCGGAGATCAAGGCCAAGCTCAAGCAGGCCATCAAGCTGGTTCACGAAATCGGCAGGGACCGCGCCAGCAACAAGCTGCCGGCGCTGGCTGCCGCTTTCGCCGACCGCAAGCGCAAAGCAAAATGATTTACAAACTGACGGCTCAAGCGGGTTCTCGTCGCGGTTCATGTGGTGTGGCCGCGCGGACATTCCGGGATGCCCAGCCCCACGGAGCGAGACCAGTGGGGCGCCGTCACACTTTTTTGTCCGGGCAGCATTGTTACTGGATGAGCGGCACACCGGGAGACAGAGGTCCGGCCTCAGTCCGAGAACGGTGGGCGCCACATCGAGGTCGGGAGCCGCAAATGGATAGTTGGGTAATGCCTCGAAATTTGCGTCGCAACCTTGGCAACCCGCGTGTTGAAAAGGTGCGGCCGCACCGTCCCCGGCAAAACAAAGGTGCCGCCTCGCTGACAAAAGCCCATCGGGCTTTTCGCAAGATAGGCGAAGCGGTCAACAGGCAGGGAACGCTAACCATCACCGGCTCCAATGTGCGCCTGGGCACTGAAATGCCGGTGGCCCTGTCTCTTTTTTGAACATGAACCAGCAGCTCAACATACAATCTGACTTACTGCGCGACTACTTCGCCGGCTTGGCCATGTGCAACGCTGTTGCCGCCCCTGGCAAGCTGCCCGAAGTATGGATGCCGCGCTTGGCAAGGCTGTCCTATCGCCTCGCCGACGAAATGCTTAACGCCAGAGCCATGACAATGGAGCAGCTTTGGAAGGAAGACTGGAAAGACGAAGAATGATTTCCTGGCCACCCCAAAACTTCCGCGTTGAAGTAGACGGCATCGGCACGTGCCGCGTGCTCTACGTTGTCGCGCAGGGTGGCCTCGAAAACGACTACGTCACCGTCTGCCGCGAAGACAGCGGCCGGTGGCTGACCGCGCGCATCGACCAGTTGTCGTCCGCGGAGAATCCGACTTTGGACATTTTGGGCGCCGATCCGGCTTAACCACAGCTCTGGGGAGGGCTGGCGTCTCGCGCGACGCACCGGCTCGGCGCCCAATGACATTTTAGGAGAGGAGCGCCGCGGAGTCGGCGCAGAGGAGTGAGTGAAAAGCAATCAATCGCCCGCATTTACGCGGGTCAATAAATACATCTTTGACGACAAGGCGTGGTCTTGGTCGCTGCCAAGCGGCACGACTTGTCCTGGTGCTCTGCTGTGCTTGGCCAAGGCTGACCGGCACACCGGAAAACTGTGGAACGGCCCCAAGCAGAAGTTCCGCTGCTATTCCGCGGTCACCGAGAGGTTCCCGTCAGTGCGCACGCGCCTGTGGACAAACTTCGACGCCGTCAAAGGTAAGTCACCGGATGAGGTCTGCAAGGTTCTGTCATGCATGCCTCGCAAAGCGCAGCGGGTACGCATCCACACCGCCGGCGACTTTTTCTCGCAAGGCTATTTCGACGGATGGCTGAAATTCTGCGCGCAGAATGAGCATGTGCGCTTTTGGGCTTTTACCAAAAGCCTGCCGTTTTGGGTCGCTCGCCTCGGAAGCATTCCTCGCAACCTCGTATTGCAGGCCAGCGTGGGAGGGCGGCACGACGAGCTGATCGGCAAGCACGGGCTGAAATACGCGCAGGTGGTTTGGAGCCGCGAGGAGGCCGCGCGCTTGGGGCTGGCCATCGATGAAGACGACTACCTTGCCGCCTACGGCAGCAAGCCGTTCGCGCTGCTTGAAAATTTCACGGCACGCAAATGAACGAGCACCAGCAGAGATTTAAGCCGTCGCCGCATCCGGTTATGGCGCTCGACTACGAGCTGCTTGAAAAGCTGGGACCGGAAGACGGCTGGAAATACTTAAAAACGAGGGAAGAACTGATCGCCCGCGAGGCCAGCGATCCGTTTAGGTATGGGTTTGTCCCGCCGATCTGGAAGCGCGCCTCCGATCTGCTGGAAAAGCACCGCGAGCTGCTCGTCATGGGCGGAAATAGAAGCGGCAAGACCGAGTGGGCGGCGCGCGAGGCCATCCGCGTCATGTATACCAAGCCCGGCTCCGTCGTCTGGGCGCTCACGACCACCGCGCCGGTGAGCATTGAGACCCAGCAGCCCCGCATCTGGAAATACATCCCGCCGGAGTGGAAGTCCGCGAGAAAATCGCAGGTCACCAACATCACCTACAGCGTGAAGGGCGGCTTTACCGAGGGCCGCCTCGTCGCACCGAACGGCAGCCAGCTAACCTTCCGCAATTACGCGCAGGATCTTTCCACCGTAGAAGGCTCCTCACTCGATTATGCCTGGGCAGACGAGCTTATTCCTA